GAGGTTCTTGAACGGCTTGTTGTTCTGGAGTTTGGGGAGCTTCTTCTGGTGCTTGTTCCCCCCTCATCAATCCTTCGACTTGTTGCCGAGATTCAGGACTTAAAGAAGCTATTTGATCTTGGCTTATGTACGATGCACCTTTAGCACCCCCGGGCATTGGTTTTCCGGGAGTTAATCTAACTAGGCCAACACTCACTTTATCCCCCCGAACTGATTTGTACACCCCTATGTCTCCAGAATAAGGTTCTGGGGATGTTGTTTTTCCTTGTGTTTGTTGCGCTCGTTGCAACGCATCTTCTATACTTGCATTAGGGTTCACCGCAGCCTGTTCTGTAACTAGGCTTACGCTAAATTTGCGTTTTTTTATTGCTTGATAGCTTTTTAATAAGTCTTGAAAATAATCCATATATTAAAAGACCCACCCAGCCTGAACTGGATGGGCCTAATCTCCACCTAATTATAGATCAAGTATTCGCGTTTGCGTTTTGAACAATGAAATCGTACCGGAAAGTAATTTCTATTGTGTGGAATTCATTAGTCGAATAGTTAAATTCGGCTTGCTTCCAAGATTTTGGATAAAGACCATACAGTCTTGTGTATGACATTGGCTTACCCTTGTTGTCTAATTGAACGATGTCAGCAACAGTTTTAAAATTGCCCGTAACACCGCCCGGAGTAACTTGACGAGCTTGTTCAAACTCACCTGTAACAGGATTGTAAATCCCCTGTATCCAGTTGTACAACAAAGAACCCATTTTGGTCTTGTATAGGTTGTCGAATTGAACAGTCAACTCTTCTGGGGAAGCCTTGCCCGGGTAGAACACTTTATCATTTACTCTGTGGACTTCGATATCTTCAACTGTAAAACCAGTCTGGGATACTGTTTTAGCAGCCAAGGTCAAAGGTCTATCAACTGAGTTTGCGCCATCGACAGGAACATTGTAGAATGTAATTTCCCACTGATATGCTCTTATAGAGTCTAGGGCTTGAGAGATCATGGGCAGGGACTTGCCCTGAAGACCACGATTTTCAGAATTTACGAATAAGGGATTATAAGGCATGTGTTATTCCTTTCAGCCTCCTAGTTTGGCCGATTGATTGGTGACATTGATTTCGAATACGATGATTTCGGCAGTCTTGGTTGGTTTCAACAATATCTTGCACCAGAGTTCATTTCTGTCGATTCTGACTGGAGTATTGGTTGTTTCATCGCAAACAACCTTGTACTCAGTAATACCTCTTCTCCTGCGAATATCATCAAGGATGGGATCCACAACCCCAACTATGGTTTCCCAAGTAATTGGATCGTTGGGTTCGAAGACGAAGGTTTGAGTGCTAGCAAGTAGAACCTTGCGTAGGTAGATCATGAGTCTGCGAACATTGATTCTGTCTAGCGCAGTTGGTGCGCGTTGAGCAGTTCTTTGTCCGAAGATTGTGATTCCTCTTTGTGGGAACTCAACCAAGGGATTGATAATGTTTCCACCACTGTAAAGAGAATCTCTGTCGCCTTGGTTGAGGACAACATCAACATCTATTGGCTTGGTCAATCTACCCCGTCTGAAGCCAGCAGGAGCAAACCAAGGATCTGCAATTGAGTCGGTGTAGCACATTTGACGAGCAGCATATATTGTTGGATCGTACCAGCGGTCTATACCATCGAAGACGCTAAAGACCTTGACCCAAGGCCAGAACACTGCCGCATAGCTGCTGTTGAGTGCAGCGGTTCTGGTTTCACTTCTACCATTTGACCAATCGATAGCTTCTTGAACTGTGTCAACTGATCCGTATGGAGGGGATACTACTGCCAAGAAGTTCTGAGTTTGTTCGGCAAGGGTAACTAATGCGTTTTGCAAACTTTGGTTGTTTAATCCGGGAGTCAATGCAATCGAGATATTTAGGACATCATCGTCAAGAGCATAGATTCCAGTCTTAGGAGTTTGTGACGGATCTCCAATTAAAGCCAACGCATTGGTGTCATCATTTGTTGAAGTTCCATTAACACCACCGGAGAGACCATAAGTGCCTTCTATTGGCTTAACGAACATTCTTGTAGTTGCTGTACCTGTACCACCCTGACCTGTTCCTGTGATTCCAGTGACCCCTAGATCGCTTAAAGGATCGGTGAAGTCGCCTAGGTAGGTTGCAGCAAAATCAGATCTGCTTGCACCTGATACAAAGAATCCTTGGATAACTTCTGAAGTCGTGTTGGTGGTTCCAGTATTAATGACTTCTTCTACGAAGGTATATTGGTTAACCATGTCTGCCTTGAATGTTTCAAGAGCAGCACCATCTTCATTTAGTTGACCAACAAACTTTTCCCCGCCAAGGCTATTAATTTCAAATGAGTTACCTACGGTATTACCGTTCGAATCTGTGCTTAGGTTATACCCTGTTCCGGGATATAATGTATTGACAAGATACCCAACCGAGTTAGCACCTGTCGTGGTAAAAGATGTACCTATTACATGGACTGTAGAGGCTAAAGCAGCAGTTGCCCCTGAGAAATTAATTGCAGCAAGAACGGCCACACCTTGCGTTAACGCTGCATCTTGATATGCTGTGACGCTAAGAGCAGCACCTGATCCAGCCCAAGAACCAACTATGTATCCAGAAGCAGTGCCTGTTGTTTCGTAGAAAGCTCCAACTGGATCAGTATCTAAACTTCCACCAATTATAGTTCTTAAAGCTAATCCTTGATCACCTGAAGCACCTGTAGCTACAGTGCCTGAAGGAATGGAGAATTCCTTGGTAACTGGGTATTGATTTACACCAGCACTGTCACTGACATTAATCTTTAGGTAAATGTTAGCTGAAACGCCAAGTCCGCTAGCAAAAACCTTAACAGCGGGGCAGGCACCTATTGGAACCAAGCAAGATGCGTCTGTGGCTGCTGTTGTAACACCTCTGACGAAGTATACCCTGTTGGTAGCTTCTAGGATTTCAAGAGCACCTTCTAGGGCTTGGCCGGGAATGCTTTCACTTGGTTTACCGAAGGTATTTATTAACTGTTGAGGGGAGGTTATTAGGGTAGCTTCGTTGGTAGGCCCCTTGGAGGCAAAACCAACTAAACCCACAATTGATGAATCTATCGTGGGTGAGTACTCACTTATATCCTTCTCTATTACATAAACGCCGGGAGATACAAAATTAGCCATAAATTAATCCTTATCTGTAATCGGAAATTTTAATCATCCGTCTTCTCTGTAAGTTTTTTGCCATTTTACTTAAGAAGGATGCGGGGACCACTATGCTTTGCTGTGGTTCAAGACGATACATTTTGGTCCCTTCAGGGGTCAAAAGGCAAACTTGCAAGGACTGTAGACATTCGTTTAATATTTGTTTCATAGCTATAATTATGTATCTTCCTCAAACTATAATTTTAGAATAATTTTTTTGGATTAATTCCCATTTAATCCAATAACTTTTTGTATATAAGCTAATAAAGGAGCAGTATAAAACAATCCTAAGTTATTTTGGGATCCTACAGTATTATTTCTTATTTTCTGATAAGCATAAAAGTTAGTTAGAGTGTAATTTGCTGCGGTCCAAGCGGGGTCTAGGATTAGAGATATTGTACTATAATTCTCTAAGTACCAAGCAGTACGGTTTAAGTACTCATTCGAACTAGCTAAATTACTTAAATTATCCCCAGCAGTTATTATTCCAGCTAGTGCTAAAACGGGCCAACCATCTTCTCTAACAAAACCTGACCTAGAGGGGAAAGTGTTAAAATCTGTGCCTGAGAAGAATCTTGCAGTATTCCCCACTGTAAAGTTACCTTGCCCTGCTGCGTTGGTTCCCCTCTTCCATCTTGGATAGTGCCAAGAATTAGTATTACTGATTAAAAAGTGTGGGGGTCCTGCGGTGGTTAGTCCCGGATCTACTTGCCCTAGTGGGTTTCCCCCCACGGTATGAACAGTAAGAATATTTCTATATGAACTATTTGGTGGTCTACTTAACTCTTTGAATAGCCCCCCATCATAACTATTAATGTAATTAGTAAGTATAGAGGCTAACTCTGGCATCTCTGCACAACCAGAGAATATGTGGAAAGCATCTTTAAACAAAGTTCTAGCCACTGAACTACAAGAATGATTTAACGCAGATGCCACGGGAGGATCAAATTCTTTTACAGACTTCATCAAGCATCTCATCATGTATACTTGATAATGACTTTGCATAACTGTTACGGCATAAGAACTAACTCCAAATATGCCCCCATTTAAAGATAAAGGATCTCCAGCAGGGGTTTTTAATATTGGATTTATCGTGCCTTCTCCGGGGGAGGATCTCCAGTTAACTTTATCCGATTGACTATTGTCTGGGTATGATCTTCCTGATGGATTAAATTGCCAATATCCTTTTGCAGGATTTGTAGGGATAGAACTAAATGTATTTCCTGCTGCTAACAAGTCAATAATATCATTAGGCTCGGGACTTGCATCCGTTCCAAAATGCAGTCCTCCAATTAAACCATTTTCTTTTATGTAAGAATTAACTAAAGCACTAGAAGCATATTCAAATAGTAATTGGTTTTGGTTTCTCCATGAATCCGGGGCTATTTGATAATACATGGAGGGACCTGCGATACCAAATGCCAAAAATCTTACATTTGGATAAAAGCCTATAGTTCCTGTATTTCTTCCTGCAATTCCATCTGTGTTTAATGTTTTGTACCAATCCGAAAGAGAAAAGTCTTTTGCATAGGCAGTTCCTCCTCCTGCATATGCATTAGTCGGGACAGGCATATCTACAGAGCTAGGATATGGATTTAAACAAATAGCATAGAATCCTGCTACAGATTCAAATTCTTCTTTCCACATTTCATCGTTTGTTAGTGTGGTTATTGCATGCATCAATGGGAATATTCTACTAGTATGTTCTAAAGATGCTGGACGATAAGTAGCTATGTTGGAGTTAAATATTTCTTGCCCATTTATTGGACAGCTATAGTATGCATACTTACATGCAGTACCGAGATCATAATTATCTAATGTGTAAATGTTTATATTTCCATTGTTATCTAAAATAGGATTAGGCTTTATTCTAAATAAATTGTATCTTAAATCAGATTCAAATGGTTCACATAAGTTAGAATTTGTTTTTTTAGCTGCGTAAATTTTAGGGAAAAAGAAGGGTTTTCCTGCTCCATCAACCACCTTGCATGATGGGTATCCGGGGAATCCCCATTCATAAATATTTACAGTTCCTGTGGTAGTTGATGTAATGTTGTAATGATTCATAACTTGTCCGGGACTCACGGGAATACCAGAAAAATCATAAATACCAAAATGTCTGTCGGAAACGAAATTGGTTTCTGCATTCAACAATCGCAAATATTTATTATTTAGCAAAATACCTTTGTACAAATGAATTTGAGCAAGACCCCCTATGTCAAAATTTTTAGACCCGTAAGAAGTAAAGGGAGTTTCAGTTCTCTTCATCCAATTATATGGAGTTATATTTGAATTAGTTGGAGGAAGATCAGCGGGACCTACATATTGGGATGGAGAATTAGGAGGGACAGCAAGGTAATTATTTATATTAATACCTCTTGTTCCTATACCTCCGTAAGCTTGACTTATATTGTTATTTTGTGTTTCATCAAATCTGCATATACCGTACTTACTAGTATCTTGAAAGTGTTCATACAAATTGTCTACAATTACATTGTACCCATCGATGCCATCTAGATTGCTATTTATAGATCTAGTAGGATTGTAGACAGTAGCACCAATTCCTTGCCCTGCCCCACCAAAATGAGTTTGTGTAAATGATTTATCGCCAATTAAATCATCCGGGATTACAGGAGCAAGATCTTTTGTAGGCCCCCATTTGGGCATTGTGTGCCAAGTTCTTTTTGTAGCAGGGAATGCCACATCTCCAAACTGACCAACTTCTTTAGCGTAATCATAAGTGACATATGAGTTCCCAACAGGGAACAGCCTAAATCTTCTATGGAATTTTTTAGTTTTTCCTATACAATGAGCATTAAATTGTAAAACTTTTTGCAATGGTGAGTCATTAATATTTCCTGTTGGAAATAAATCAGCAAGTGTATTTCCGACAGGGATTAGATATCCTGCAAAAGCGTTAGCAATTTCCCATTCTGGAATAGTTTGGAAATTTCTTACAAGACCATACTTGTATACATCTCCATATGTATTAACTGGAGGTAAGTTGCAGTACCTTTCTAATTCAGAGACTGCACTAACCCCTGTGGAAGTTTCAAACCAAAGATCAGAGAAATAGAAATTCCCTAAAACTTGATTTTCATTTTCTAGAACTGTACCTACTCCTGCGGGAGTATCCAAACCTTGATAATCATAATTTCCATTGCTAATTCTAAAATCTAATCCTACAATAGGGTCATCTTTCTTAATTGTCATGTATACATGCAATCCAAGAGCAAATGGTTTTTTCTCATTTGTTGGAGAAGTAGTTGCCCAACTCTGGGGTAACATGCGAGTGTAAAATCTGTACACCCTCTTGTATGGACCATCTTTTAAAATACTAGAAACAGTAGCTGCACCGCCCCAAATGTTTCCTTGGTATTGATTACCCGATAAGTCCTTGACATAAAAATAAAGATTATTTTGAATGTACGCAGGAATGGTTAAAGTATTTGCAGGAAGGGAATCACTACAACTGTAAATATCGTAGTACTGAATTTCCCCAGCAGATTTGGTTATCGTGGTGGGAAATACGATTTCATAAGTTTCTACTCCTCCTGATGCATCTCTAACAACTGCGTGTTTCTGTGCAACAAATCCGCTAGAATTAAATGCAGCAGTTCCTGTTCCAGAAATAAGCCATTCATCGTGAGTTCCCCAAATAGCAGAATCAAAATCTCCTGCGCTCAAAGGAACAACGGAATGAATTACTGTGCTTGCTCCAAAAACCGCTCCAGATGGGATTGTCCAAGATATTTGACCTAAATATTCTGCTGTTACATCCCCAGATGATTTAGGATTGGAAATTTCATAGTAGATCCGTTTTGTCTGAGTTCCATAATTTGTACTACTAGGCTGTGCAGACACAAATAAAATACCTGTGCCCACTGCTCCCGGATTTCCAGACACTTCTCCCGTTGTCGTATCTACCATGCCAAAATTGGCAGGAGAACCCACTAATCCAAAAGATCCTGCATTAAAGGCATTTGCAAAATTAATTGTTGGAGTAATGGTTTCTATTGGTGGCCCAAGCTGTAGGAGCCACCTGTTTTCTGGGCTTGTATCATATGCAAAGGATGGTACGGGATCTGTTGTTCCCCCATTACCTCTATCAGGGGTAATTCCTCCTCCTGTCGCAGTTCCTGTTTCCCAAGTTTCTATATTGCCCTCATCTACAGCTTGAATTGTCCAAGTAAAAATAAGGGAAAATTGATTTGTCTTTTCTATAGGAGCAAATTGTTTGTACGCTACCAATACAGATTGTTCGTTTTCTGGAGTGTTTATATTATTAGAAAATAAACCCACTTCTCTTAAAGTAATCCCGTTCGCAGTATTTTTATCAATTACCACAGTTATGCGAATACCTACATCTTGTTTTATAGATACTCTACTTTCTGGGATGTTTAAAAATGCAGCTTGTTGTGTCGTGTAAGATAAATTGCTTGTTGCTGTAAATTCTTGTGTTGCAATTAATTGATTTCTAGTAGAAACTCGGTATCTTAAATTTCTCCCATAATTAGCTTTCGACAATGCACTATTAAGCTTGAAGAAATTAAATCTAGTTTCAGATCTTGTTGGTTGAGCTTGATAATCTACAACGCCTGTACCAACTTGCGCGTATTTTATTGAGTATGGATTTTTTGTGGACCTTGGGCCTGACATCATAAAAGCAGCCAAAGTTATTCCCATACCTCTGGTCACTATGTTGTAGTATTCACCAACTTTTTCTTGGCGATCACCAAAGTCTTTATAGATTTCTACCTTGCCTCTTAATTTTTCTACACTAAACATATTATGGAATCTCTTTCACTAATTTCACATCGTTGTAGAATCGTTCTATCTTTCCAGTAGAACTGAATATGAACTTGGGCGTGGGAATATATGTTTCAACCGTGACAGTAAACCCACGCATTAGAATTCTGTCTTCTCTATCCCCTACATCCAACGAGGATTCATCGGACTCTTCCATTAATACAGCTTTTGTATTGTTTGCGTAACTAGTTTGCAACTCATATGCTGGATTGAATAAAAGATATACTTGTTCAGTTAATTGATCCAAATCACTTTTGTACTTGGACAATAAAGTTATTTTGTAAGAAATGTTTACTGGTTTGGGTGCTAGGCTTACGACTCTTCTGGCCCGTTGAATACGGTCATCCCAGAACGCCTCACTAACTATCATAGGAAAGTATTTTTGTCTATCAGTATCTAAATTTGTTATTGGTTGAGCGATAGAGACTATAGGCAAAATCAAATTATCTTCTTGTGCTAATTTCGCTATTGATCTTTCTTGGTTTGCATGAATACATTTAACCGTTCGGATATTGTCCTCAGAATCAACTATTTTAAAACCAGAAAATAAATCTAACATAGCACGGAGAGTGTCTTTATAAACTAAGGATATATTGTTCTCCGCTTTAGATGCTTCGAATATTAATTCTCGCACACGATAGGAGGCATCTTTACCGGAAATTAAATCTGCGGAAGTTCCAACAGATTCAACTATCAAAGTTTTAATACCGCTCACGCTCATCGACCCCTCCTATTTTGTCACTAACATCCTTTAATGGAACATTGTTAACATCTTCCGAATCACGCAATACCTTAGCAGAACAGATGTAGTGGTACACACCATAGGACTCAAAGCTGTCCTCTTGAACTTCTACAATTTCGTACATTACATTTTGGAAATGCGGTTGAAGCAAATCTCCTACAATAGGTGCTCGACCAATTCGTCTTTCAACATATGATTTGTTAAATGTGAACAATTGATCATTAGTTAATTGAATACCAAATTGAGTAAGATTCTCCTCTATTACTTTCGGATCATAGTGAGCATATACAATTATTGGAGATCTGTTTATTGGCTTGTTCTTTTGCTCCATGTAAACAGAGTCATACTCTGTAGCTCTATTAAACTTAAAGTAATTAACCTTAGATCCAGATAATCTAATTTGTTCATCATCAATCAAGTTGAAGAATCCAATATCTGGATTTGATTGATCAAATAAACTGAGTTCGCTGTCGGCATTTGATGACTCGACATCTGGAACTTGAGTTGTTACTTTGAAGTTCTTTTTCATCAGTATAGACTAAACCCGGGGGGTTCCTCAAATTCAGACAGTAGTTGTTTGTCTAAGACATCCAACTCTTTTTCGCTTTGTTGCATCAATAAATCCCCATTTAATTGTGATCCACCTCCGGGGCCGGGAAGTGTTCTGTATTTGCCACGAATCTGACCTAATATACCTTTTGCAACTGCTAGTGCATATCTTTGAATAAAATTCTTGTACGCTGGGTGCAGGGTTCCCGAATCCAAGGCCCGATATTGAACTATTACAGTTTCACTACCAATTGCAGGCACAGGATAAATTTGAAGATATTGATTGTTTATTATATCAAAGGTTCCATCTTGTCCGAGGATTTTCCGCATCTGTTCCAAACTTATTTGCAAGAGGTTAAACTCGCCTATGCTAAAATCATTAAACAAGAAGTTTTGTTGGAAATACTTCAAGAAATAATCTTGCTCTAGGGTTTGGCCCATGCCCGGTATTCCGATTAAATCTTTCTTGTAAACTACATATTCCAAGTTATCCAAAACATAATTTGGTAACTCGTAGGTATTTACCCCAGCAGTTGTTCTAAAGGTCATCAATTGTTTTGTGCAAAGCGGAGCATGGTTCGCTAATTTAGTAACTGCCTCATCAATGGCAGTTTTTATTTGGAAGTCAGTAAGCTCCACGCGCACGACCGGGAATCCTAGTCTTCCTAAGATAAATGATTTTATCTGTTCTTCAAAGTGGGATAACTCAGTAGGCTCCTGTAATGTAGTTTCATTTAAACTAGAAGTTATAATTTCTCCTCTTGGTTTAATTGTAAAAACATTATCCCCATAAGGAATACCGAAACTGTTACCGTAATCACCTGTCGTTGGCTTTATCTGCATTTAGTTTCGCTTTCTTTGGTTTTTCTTCTTCTAATAAAACCAAATTATCATGCTGTAATTCTACTTCGGATTCGATTATTTCCCCCGGCCTTATTTCAAGAATTTCGTCCTGTAAAGCTATGAGTAAATTAAATCGGCAATGGCTTTTATATTTGTACATCGGTCCCTTATGTATATAGCTAAAAAAGAAAGAGCCAGAGAGATTTTATTTCTCTCTGGCTCAGTTATTTACTTAGCTAAATCAGACAGTGTTGTTAGCTCTTGCAAATGGTGTGTAGAGGTAGTTGGCAGCGGGACCAACGATTCTGATCACTCTGTAGAACCGTGATGCTGGCTGAATTGCAGCCTTGGCATAGCGGGTCAAGATACCCTTACGGGGTTGGAATGTCTCAGGATCGGTGATTGTTGGTAGTGACTCGATTGGGATGTATGGGCAGTATACGAATCCACCGTCGAGGGGTGAACCGCCCTTGTAACCCATGAGGATCTCATCTTCAGGCCAGAGAGGGTCGATGAAGAGATCGTACTTACCAGCAAACTTACCACGATATTCGATCTTGTTGGCACCCATGTTTGTGATGCCTTCAGTCTTGGGACCTATACCACCTTCAAGCTTGGCAGCGGATTCCAACATTGCACCAACGAGGGGTGATGTGATAATCCAGTTACCGGGGCCACGGTGAGTGGTCTTGTAGATGTCCTGTGAGGCGAAGTTTAGAACGCCTAAGAGGTTAGCATAGACATGACCAACATGCTGTGGAGCGAATGGTAGGGCAGAGCTTGAGAGGTCAATAACAAATATGTTGCTATTGGTTCCTTGTAAACCAAACTGATTTGTTGGCATGCCAGTCAACTCATAGGTAAAGGCTGTTGGAGCAAACCCACCAGTATTTGCTGGGCCTACGCCACCAATATTACCGAAGTTGTTTGAGTTTTGGGTGTTATCGAGTGAACCGGGATACCAGCCACCAATGCTTGTATCGGAAACATTGTAAGCTAGACCACGAAGGTCTTCAATTAGTTCACGGTCGATTTCAAGTTCTAGTTCCTTAGACATTAGCTCAGTTAGCTCACGCTCAAGATCAAGGTTGTGGTAAGCCTTGAGGTCTTGGCTAGCTTCGATTGTCCAAAGAGCACGCATCTTCTTCGTGCGTGCGACAACAGGCTGCTGCTCAATGCTGATGTTGAGTTCAGGAATTCCTGTTCCAGCTAGTCTTTCACCAGCAGAAACTGACCAACCTAGGATTGTTGAAGTAGTAGGCCATCCAGCGATCTGACCACCGTAAGTCGTTGAAGCTGATCCACGAGTTGCACCGTAAAGTGTTGATGTATCTGGAGTTGTAGAAACATCCAAGTCAATTCTAGAACCGTTTGCACCAAGAGAATCTATTGGGTTAGTTGTCAATCCCTTGTAGGTCAACCGATACTTGCTGTAAAGTATATCAGCAGTGTTGCCGTATTGACGGGCTGAACCGAGATAGAAGATCTGTGATACTGGACCTTCCATGGGTTGGACTGAGCCAATCTTGTTGAAGATTAACTCAGGGAATACTCTACGAACGAGTGGGAAGGCAAACTTTTGGAAAGTGCCTAGGCGACCTGCGGTGGTCGTACCCGCTGATATGTCTTCGTTGACTTGTTGAGCAACGATTGACTTCGCTTGGTTCTCTAAGAGAATAGCGGTAACTTTAGCTGTGTACTGGTCACTAATGCCTTCTAGTACTGGTGACCACTTATCAACTAATCTGTCGTGGTTAGGATTGTGTAATGAATCAGACATAATTTTCCTCATTTATTGGCTTTTGGCATTAGAGCCATAACACCTTCAGTCAAGAACTGGTTATTTACCTTAGACTCTTTCTTGACCGGAGTCATTTGCATCTCGTCGGCAATTATTACTGCCTTCTCGGATGACTTAAATTCGAGATCAGATTGTTCTGTTAATTCATTGATCTCGGTTTCAAGATATACTGTTTGCTCTTCTAGAGCTTTGTTTTTCTTAGAGAGAACCTTTATGCTGCGTTCTAGCTCTTGTATTTGCTTAACCGCGCTGTTTAGTTCTTCAATCAAGACTTCATTTTCTTCTTCTACTTGAGCTTGTTCTTTCACAACTTTGGATACTGCACGGGCTTCATCTTTGTCGTTTAGTTCCAAAGCCATTAGTGATTTAATGCTCTCAAACAATTGAGCATTACGATAAACTTCGCTCTCTTCTTGTAGTTCGCGCAAGGCGTGCTCCTTAATGGATTGAATTTCCATTCTTAGGAATCCTTTAACCTTGGCTTCTAGGAGTTTAACTCTTTGATTTACTTCTTCTTTTATTACTGTATCAACTAATTGGGCTATTTGAGTTACTGAATCTTCGGACAATCCTTCTGGAAGTAACTCAGCTATTGATTTTATTTTTGACATAAATACTCCTAAGATCTATACTTATCTAATAAGGTTAAATTAAAAACCTTAGATTTTTTTATTTTTTGTAACGATTAACGAGTTTGTCTATTTCACGAGAAAGAGATTCTGCTCGGCTTATTTCTTCGATATTCACATCTTCAATTATCTCTTCAGGCTTGTACTTTAAATCTAACTTATTTTTAAGTAAAGTTATAAAGACATTCTCCCGAAGAGCTTGTTGCTTAGTCTTCTGCTTTAATAATAGTGTCGATTCAGAAACACTTGGGAAA